TCATATAATATCTCGTATCTTATTATGTCTGCTACTCCGTGCCATAATCCTTCCTCTGTATATTGTCCTATGTGTTTTTCATTTATCCATTTTCTACTATAAACTTTGTCATTGTCCCATAAGATATGCTCCCAATCAGGATGCTTTTCTACCCAAGTATTTATCCATTTCATCGGTGCTGGCTTATCACCTACCCATATTTTGTGTATGATTTTTGGTATTTTCATTCTCCTAAAAACTTAACCGCTTTTCTTCCTCTGTTACTTCCAAATCCTATTAAACTATCCTCTTCATCTCTGTGTTCTACAAGGCAAGGAATTGGATAATATATTTTTTTCCCGATGCTCTTAAAATACTCTTTCATCCTTTCATCATCTCTGTTGATATATTTTGGGTCTGTCATTTTATCACAGAAAGCAACCATATCTTCAACTAATTTTGTAGGAACTACTACTCCTAATGCCCAATTCAATTTCCACCATATAATATAACCATCTTTGAATCCTTGCTTCCATTTATCCCTTAACTCGCTTTGACCTTTGTCTCTTATAAATAGATTATATACATATTCATCGCCTTTTTCAACCAATTTCTCTACCTTATCTACAAAATCATTACATAGAATAACATCGTCTTGAATAACACATTGAAACTCTTTATCAGGGTCGTATGATAGCCAAGCCCTTCTTGCTGTATCCCATACTCCTTTTCCTTCATCCCAGTTAACCTTTAGGTCAGGTATATTATTTTTCAGATAAGAAAGATATTTTTCTCGCTTAGGGTGAATCATCAAAGAAAAGTTAACTTTTTTTGACATCATTTTTTGCTTCTATTAACTCTCTTATCGCTCTATTAACAATCCTATTATATTGTAAATGAACTTTCTTTTTCTTTTTTTTGTCTGCTTCAAGTAATGCCTCTAAAGAGTCTTTTGCTTTCTGAATTAAATCTCTACTCTTTGTTGATAATACTCTACCTTCTTTTCCAATTGCTTTTTCTATTTCATCGGTTATAGAGCCATTACTTTTTGCTAATGCCAATGCGTCCATAGGAACATTAACGCAAGAAAACTCTAATAGCTCATTATCGTATAAAACTCTGTAGCCATCTTTTTCCTCTGACCTTCCGTTAGTAAATCCTACTGAAAATGAATTGAGAAATCCATCTGCGTATAATCCAAACAACTCTCTTGCCAATGCTGAGTGTTCTAAGGCAAACTGAAATACTGCTTCAAGCATTCCTTCTTGATTAACAAAGATGTCTAGTGCTTTTGCTACTGCTGGTTTTGAATGGTCGTGTCCCCATAATACAACAGGGTTCTTAATAAAGTTATCAAGTATCCAAGATTTCTGGTCTATAATATCACCACCTCTATCTGGCTTTCCTGAAGAAATAATGGCTCTCATTATTCCTTTTTCTCTGTCTATATCTTTAGTCTCGCAATTGAAGACTTTGATATACATCTGTTTTTTTATTTTTTCCATATTTTTATTTTTCATAGGAGCTTTTCTCTGGGAATCTCATCCTTAGAAATTGTGTTAAAGGTTGAAATCTGCCCATCGTATTCGTCGTTGAAATAAATGGTGCTTTTTTATACTTCTTAAAATCATCCACTGTGTAAATCTTATAGTCCCGCTCTATCTGTTCTCCTTTAATTGTTTTATAGTTGTTACAATAAAAACTTCTAATTACTCCCAAATGCTCTAATTTATATTTTCTAATTACATTATCTAACTTTTTCTTATTAAATACAATAGGATAATGAACTTCATACCAATTGCCCTCAGGGAACGCATCGTAAACTTCTTTAATGTATTTATTCCAAGTGCTACTTTTTTGTCCTCCTGATATTTCCCAATTATTCTGTGCGTCATACCACTCTTTTATCGTTTTATTATAGTAGTAAGGTATTCTTTCTTGCGGTTGTAGCATTATAAAGTCATCGTTACTCCATATGAAATCGTTTGATATTCTCTCGTCTGCTATAATCGCCTTTGCCTTAGCTAACATATCAATATGTTTGAACAAGCAATCTCTTTTTATTCCGTCATTTTCTAATGTTAAGTTTATATAAATTGCTTTGGCGTTTAAGAAAGATGGTCTATCGCCTATAACTATCAAATTATCAAACTTAACATATTTTTCCATACTCCTAATTGTAAATCTTATTTCATCTTCACAAGTAGAAGGACTTTTTTTGTATAATATTACTAAATCCATTTCATTATCTTATTATTTTGAATATTGGTGCCAAACAACAGCGACAATTGATTTCGTTTGGTGACATAAGACCATTACTGAAAGGTTCATCTACAGGGACAATTTCGCCATCCATAAGTAGATGGGCATCACGGACGCGAGAATCTAATGTCGCTATCCATTCCTTACCTTCTGCATCGGCTTGCCTATATGCTTCAAGATTGGCTTCATTAACAACTGTGTTTGTTTCTGTTCTTGCTATTCTCTCTGCTCTATATTTATTAAAATCTAAGTATGTATCATTAACTCTTTTTGATAAATCCTTTATTGATTCTCCTGCTGTTATTCCTTCTGAGAGTGTATCAACTAATGCTAAAAATGTCGTGTCGTTCACTGATTGAGCAAAAAACAATGCCCTTTCTTCTAATAATTTTGCTATTTTAGATTGCGGCTTTTTTGCTTTCTCTATTGAAAATGGCTCCATTGATATTAACTTCATTGCGTCATCTCCTGCTTGTTTGAATATGCTGTAGTAATGGGGTAGTATCCAATCTTTGAAATCTTTAACTTGCTCTTTCAAGTTAAATATCTTTTTAATATCTGCTTTTGTTTTTGGCTTCTTTTTCTTTAATGCTTTTAATATCTTTTCCTTCTGTTCATTTTTTTTAGCAATCATCGCTTTTTCTAGCTTCTCTGTCTGATTATCTATTGCTTTGTTGTAGTAGTTATAATACTCTAATCTTTTTTTCTTGTCTTTGAATAATGACATCTCAGAAATATCCTTAACGCTTTTTTTGAATTGTTCTTTTTGTTTTTCAATAGTTTGCTTCATTGATAACTTTAACTTAGCAACTCTCTTACCTCTTAGGTTTTTGTATGCCTTTGATTCTCTTTCTCTTGCGGTTCCTGCGATAGGAACATTAGCAATCTGAGTGTATAAATCATCTCCACCTTGAACTGGTTCCATTCCAATTATCTGCCTTATTTCATTTCTTGAAATCCATCTATCACATCCAGCATTAAACTCTGCTAATCTTGTTTCTCTATTAACTGGAGTTGGGTCTTCAAATGTTAGAAAGTATTCTTCTCCCCACTCTGGAATAATCAACGCCTCGTTTAGTTTGTTAACTAATTTATTCATCTCTGGAACAATTGTTTCTGATAAAAATATCTCTTGTGCTGTTTCTGCGTTTGCTCGGTTTACATCGTCAGTAACAGCTACAATTGGCTTTGGCACTTTGAATGCTATTAAAATATCATCTCGTGTTGCTTTTAATGATTCTATAAAGTCCATCTCTCTTGGAGATAAACTAATCTGCTGGTATTTTAATCCTGAATCTAATACTGCTAATTTACTATTCTTTCCTAATCCTCTATGTCTTTTATTGAAGTCATCGCTTAATTCTTGTCTTTGTTCTGCGGTTAATGGCTCGTCTGTTGTTAATAATCCATCAGGTCTCGCACTATTAAGGAACATATCTCCCTGATGTTTTATCGCATACTCTTCTACTTGAACTCTATTGCCTGCTGAGGATAGTGGAGACATTCCAAAATGCTCGCTTAGTGGCGATGGTGCTTTAATATGTATCATTTCTGAAACCTCTACTCTTTCTCTTGTCCCATCATCGTTCATAATTTCATAGTAAGAAATATATTCTCCTTTATTGCTAATTATGTTAACTCTATCGGGTCTGATATTCCATAGTTCTACTAATTGTCCTTGTTCGTTTCTTACTTTGTAAATAAAAGAATCACCAGTTAACTTTCTGTTAATGGTGTCAATTTCTATCGCTTCCTCTTTAGTAAAATATGGGTTCCACTTGTAGAGTAAATCTAATATCTCGTGGCTTTTTACTTCCTCAGTATCTCCGTTTGCGTTTATAATCTTATTTAGTTTGAAGTCTACACTTGCTACTTTTTCTGCTATCTTACTAACACAAGCATAAACATAGAGTGATTTTCCGTAAGCTGAAATGTTCTTCTGGTCAGTCCAATTCTCCCCTATTAATCTTTCAACTAAACCTAAAGAATTACCTGATAAATATCCTGTTTCACTTTTCTGAAATAATTTTTTTATGCTGCTGAGTATCCCCATTTAATTTAATTTATTTTATCATCTAAGAAAATCCTGTCAAGGTCTATCCTACCCAAGTAATAGAAGGAGCTGGCTTTTTAAGATAGGTATAAACTGCATATCTTGTGCTGTCTAACAAATGGTCTCCTATTTTAACAGGTTCATCTAAAACTCTACCATCTTTATCTGTTTTCCAAGAATAGCTTCTTATTTCTTTTTGTATACCTACTGATTGTTTTAATATGTGTATCTTGAATGTCTTTATAAAATCAATTCCATTTTTTACATCTTTTATTGCTGGTCTTACCGCTATACCTTCTCGTATCATTTCTCTTATTCTTTGAGGTTCTGCCGAATCTGCGTATATCAATCCTTTTATTTGTAGTTGTTTTGTTTTTTCTATGAGGTCTGAGTTAGTTAGATATTTCTGGTAAATCAATTCTTCAAGGTATAGGTCCTTCTCTTTAATACCTACTTTAACAAGAGCCGATTCATTATTATATCCAAAATCTAATCCGTATACGATATCTACTCCATCAGGCATCTTATCTACTAAGTCCCAGTTAGAATAAATCTTTTCTGTTGAGATACCTCTTTCTCCTAATCCGAATATCCTCCAGTAGTTCTCATCTTCTTCTTTCATTCTTTCAATCTCTTTGATTGTTTCTTCATCTAAGAAAGGATTGTCCAAGTAAGTAGAATGAATAAACTCGCAATCTTCCCGTGGCAGTATTTTGTCGTATATCCAGTGGAATTCATCGGAAGGATTGTAGTCCATAAAAATCTGCCCTGTTGTTCTTAATGCCAACTGCTTGAAGTCATCGTAAGTTAATTCATTAGCCTCGTTAATCCATAAATCTTTTCTCTTTCTGCCTCTAATTTTTTGTGGCTCATCTATACTGATAAACTCTGTTTGAGAGCGTCCTATCGTGTAAATTAGGTCTGATTTGTTTAGATTCTCAGGATTAAAAATCTTGAGCGATTCCAATACATTGATATAATCTCTGAATGCAGTTGCTTTTAGTGCTGGTAGTGTTTTTCTACATATCGTGAAAACACCTTCTCTTTCTTGATAGGCCCTGAGAACAAACAATTGAGCAAGCGAGTAGGTTTTACTGCTTCTCGTTGACCCCTGATTGACTACTATCCTCTTTTTGCTGTTCCAGTTCTTCTGAAACACTATTGTCGCTTTTATTTCCATTGACTATTTCTATTTTGATTGGTGATAATAATTCTCCCT